CGTACACAAGATCAATTAGGCTTAGAACGTGCTGACGCCCATTAGGTTAAAGGGATTTGACTCCCTGTCAGCTAAGAAAGACCTTCCACCCGGGCCACCCCGTAGCCTCAGCAGTGGACGGCAAGGCCGTTCATAACCTTGGTGTTGCCATTAGGGCAAAGTGAAAAGTGTGAGTTGTGTGTGAAAGAAGTGACGGTTAGTGTGAGGACGTCGCCTGCAAACATACAAAGATAGCACATGCACACAAAGAACATCATTCCTCCATATCACAATATCTAGAAGAAGTGGGACCAGAAGGGGAAGAAGGAGCGTACAATATTGGACCATCGCTGAAATCCATCGGTGGCGGCACGTAGTTCTCGGCACTCTGGTGTGTGGATGTTTGGTTCAACAATCCTACATTCACGATATTTTGGTTGGCATCCAGGGCACGCGTAACTGGCGTTCCTTGGTGGGCATAAGAGCACAATTCGACATGTCTGCCAAAAACCACATGCGGCACACCGGCTGGATACACTTGCATACAAATCGGGCAGGCAGTCGCACGCAACAACTGGGAATGCGGGGAGAGGGAGGAGCGATAAGCAGTGGAAGAAGAGGAGCTTGATTGAGCAGGAGCATGCACCAACGCAGAGGGGTGGTTTGATCGTGAAGAAACGATACCTTCGACTGTTCCACGAGATTCCATCACTGACCATTGCGACGGATGGGCAGATCGTATGTGCCCTTTGATGCTCACGCGATTCGACGCCACGGTGATGTAACACATACAAATCGGACACTTTTTCTGCACAGACATTATGAAATGAAGACATATTGAAATCGATTTGGGAAATTGTTAATAATTAGACCAAATAGCCTTGCCAAACTTATTGCGAGGCACATTCGCATTGGCACCCTCAGTGCTGAATCCATTGACCCACACAAGCCCTGTGCGATCATGCTCACTCCGTACGTTTCCCATTTGGGACAACTGGAATGATGCACTACTGTTAGGCACTAGCGTTGAGCCGGACAAGTGTGGAGCAACAGATCCCGAACTTAAGGTTGGTGGCGGCTGTGACAAATTTGGCATTGGTCCCTGTGCAGCGAGTGCTTGTGTTGGCGGTACAGCATTGTACGAAATAGCTGCATTTTGACCAGCACTCCTCGTTGGCGTGAAAGTTGATGGCAAAGTGGCAGGAACTTCACCTCGTGAAACTTGTCGAACGAAAGAAGGTGGATGAACAGGAGGGGCTGTGGTGTTAGAAGTAGCAGATTGGACAGGATTAGCACCAGGAGCAGCAACACGCATTCCATTCGCACGCGCTAGTGCAGTGTTGGCACCCTCGGATTTCGGAGCATATATAGTAGCAGGTGTGTAGTTTCCCCCAGGACCAAGATAGGAAGTGAATTTAGGGATTTGCAAATCGCGATTAGTTGAACCCCCCCCCAGAACAGATAAAGAAAGAGGTAGACCATCTTTTTGCAGGAGATCAAGGTTTTGGGAGCGATGTTTTTGGTAAAGACTCTCATCTATAGCAGACCCAACCATCCCTGACACTAACCCCGCACCAGCAGATAGAGCAGTAGCAGCTAACATTGTTAGTTTCTGAATTCGGTAGAACGCATGGTCAACTGCGACATCATCATCTCTGTGGTGGCTACGGGCAGTGGGAAATGCTGATCCACAAGACTAATAGGCTTAAATGTTACAGCCTTTGAAATAATAGTATTGGTAGAAACAGCAGAGGTTGTCATAAATCCCTGGAAGTAGTACTTGTAGTAGCAGATTGCTCGTTGTGTTTCATCGTCAATGACCTGGCCAAAGAGAGCATACCCACTACGAGTGGGAGCTTCATAACCGACGCATTGCCAGTAGGGGAAATGATTGAAGCCATCAAATCCTTGCACGGTCATCAACTTTCTACTTCCAAGAAACGTTATGAACGACTCAGGTGAATCGCCAAGAGGAGTGAAAGCAATAGAAGAAAAGTCAAAGCTAGCTGTAACAGAAGAAGCATTCATAGGGCAAGGATAGGGAAGGTAGTTTGTAGTTCCAGCGGACGCACCATACCCCATACACACAACAGTAGAAGAAGTGGAATTGAAGATTTGGTAGACAAGAGGGAGAGTAGCTGTGTCAGCATGGCCCCAAGCCAATGCATCCTTGTCGTCGCCAAAAGTGTAGGACATACGTGGGAGCACGGTTCCTCCCATCGCTACAGGGTGGTCTTCTCCTGAGGTGACAGGTCCCAACACTACCATATCATTTACTGGATCGATTGTTAGACTACGACCAGTATAGAATGAGCGATCACCTTTTCGCACTCCATCAAGATACAAAGACGCTGTTGGATAGGCCGTGCGAGAAAGCAGCGCTAGACCAGAGTAGCAATCACCACGGCAAACTTCGTAAGTGTTGTCTATAGAGTACGGTCGATCAAAAGCTACGCCTGTTATTGAACGAGGGGGCACAATTCCATCGAGCACCATTCCGAAAGCATTGGCACTCACTTGCACTGTCACAGCACCCGCAGTTGTTCCAGACATCACAAGCGTATTGACAACGTACACTACAAACCAACCACCAATGAACTGGGTGGCTGTTGGGTCATCGTTTGCACCGGAGAAGTAATGGAACTTCCCTTGGTTCATGTCACCAGTGGCCATGTCCATTGAAGTGGGATTCTTAACATCAGCTAACTCATAAGGCCAAATTGAGAGTTGTTGGGCGGTGTAATTGGTTGTGGTAGGGTTGAAGTTGGGAGGAAGAAGAGCACAAGCAAGTTTGCCTCCTTGAAAAGCAGTACTAACAAACTGAATACGGTAATTCACATTCCCAGACCATGTATTATATATTTGGCATAAGTACTCAAGGATTGGAAAAGATTGGGCAGGAGTAATTGGACGAGCAAAAAGAACAGTACCAGGTTGGGCAGAACTAGTCCATGACAATGATTCAATCAGGGTCCAGTGATTGCTAAGGTAAGTGAATAAGTTATTGGGCACACCAACAGACTGAACATGCAAAGCAGTGGAGGGTTGAGGATTAGGACCTTCATGATTGGTAGTGGACAAACCAGACACAGCAGAAGAAATTTCAGCAGGATTGAAAGCCATCATACAAAAGAATATTGAAGACGGGGAGTAGTTTATCACAAACAGACTCTCAAACACACGAAAGATTGTATGTGCATGTGCGTTTTTGTGCGTGTGGCATAATAATCACATTTCCTCCTAAATCGGCGACGACTGTTTGACAATGTTCCATCAGCGCGTCGTATTCCTCCTTCGGGTACAAGCTCATTTCCGTTGCTAAAGACTCGATGGTTGACAACAAGGTTGTTAAGTCAAAGTGAACTCCATCCGGGTCTTCATGGAAGTGGTGCCGTGGTCCTTTCGTGTACGAAATCAACTTGCCAATTGACGCGCGCTCCAAGCGGCCAAAGATTCGGTCGCCATCTCGAACGAAGCTACGCTTAAGAAAAGTCATGTTGGTAAGATGAGTTAGAGGGCAGTCCGTTTCTCCTTTGTTTGCTGGCGTGAAGACCATTCCCAGCTTCGCGATTTCCGCTTGCATGCTTTTAAATGTGAAAAATTTTTGGGCCTCAGGGGAAATGGTTACGATGTTGTCATCCCCATAAACAGCAAGAGCAATGTTGGAGTCGAAATCAAGATGCTCTTGGCCCGCTTGTTGAGCAATTCCGGTGTAGCAGTAGTGGTAGAGGAGCATGTTTACAATGCAGTTATCCACAGTTGTTCCAACTTGGCCAGACGGGTTACCGCGCGGCGCACGCAGTACTGTGTTTCGAAATGCAAGGGTTGGACCACTAATGTTTGCATACATTCCGGTTCGTATTTTGTCGTGATCCTCTGTCCAATTTTTATCGTACTTTTTGTAAAGCGCATTGTACACCTCAGCAACAGCCAGCATGAATTCTCGAGGTATGGAGCCGTCAAAATTTTTGTAGTCGGCGCAGAAACCCACATCACTGACACGTTGCATGTAGTGCCACAGCTCACGAAACTCCACACTTTGAGCGTTCATTCCCACTTTAATTGGCGTTCGTTTGCGAGTGCGCATCAAACCCCAGATAGCAGCACCAATGTAACGTCGCTGCACGATTAACATATCTAGGGCGCTTGCTGCAAACACACGCGTTTCTCCAGTCGCAATCTTTTTGCTTTTTATTGGTTCATCTTTGAGGGACGCTTTGAAACAAATGGGCACGACAGCTTGGTTGTGGAAAGCCGTGCAAAGGTCATTCATCGCTCCATCAAGGCGTTCTTTGGTTGGTCCAGCGCGAAAATCAAGAGCGCCATCAGATCCCACGCATAGGTAGTCGTGTTTACCACCAGATTGCGACAAGAATCGATAGCCGCCAGAAGTTGTTAGATCCACGCTAGAGGACATAGGTATGTCTGTGGTGCCAGTGATCGCCTCGCGGGCTGAGAGCACACGAAAAGTCTCATTTTTGCAAACACCAATGAAGAGACTCTTTGCCCACTCAACACTGTTGGCAAGCCGTGTTGAGTCAATTGTGTACTCTCTTTTTGCTGTCCACTTTTTGATCCCTTCTTCCAGAACTTGTTTAGGCGCCGCGAGGCGGCTGTCTTTAGAGGAGAGGACTGAAGGCTGGCAATCAGTTGGAAACAAAGGGTGGGCCAGAGGACTGCGCCAAAGTCGTGTTTCCGTTGGTTGACTAACTGTGGATGGAACTCCAAGAGCTGTAACTGGTGTGCCCACATATTCGCTTCCAGGAAATTTGCTTTCAACAATGTCTTTCTGCTGAGGATCGAATGCAACTTGCCACTTAAAATCTCCTTGGAGTCCTTGATTTTCAGGCTCCTGGTGGGCCATAGCTGCTTCCAAGTCCTCCTTATAAATTGGAGCACAAAATGCAGTTTGTTCGGTGCCAGCGAAGTGGATGCCTACCAATTTGTTCGCATACCCAGTGTTTAAGACAAAATATGGACTGCCACAATCACCATAGGTTGTTAATGCCGTGGAAAAAGCATACGAGTAGGCAGTTCGAATCTTGAATGGGACAGCGTCGACTTTTGTAGCTGCACGTGGTGTGACTTCAGTTTCTGCTTCGAAATGGCCAGCGGTGTAAATGTAGCCATGTTGACGCCGAATAGTCATTAGGCCAAGAACGTTGTCGAGGAGAGCCATTCCTTTGATTGAGCGCAAGTGTTTGGAAATGTCCGGAAAGTTTGGTGCTGCTTTTTCTGCTTCGAAAATGGTGACGTCGCGTTTTTCAGCAGTCCAAAGTGGAAGGACAGCATACGATGTAGCTCCGTCGCTGATGAAATACGAGGAGAAGCCTGTAAAAGCATGTCGCACTGTAGCACCATAGCGGCCGCGCAACATAAGAGCGTTCATCTTAATAGCAGTACCGTCATCGGCATAAGCATAAAAGAAAACAACACTTCTGCCAACAACAGAATCCGCAACAGATAGAGATGTTGCATCGGGACAAGCTTGCTCATTGATCGTTAGGTCGGTGATGGTCAAATCGTCTGCCTCCAACGCAATGCCAGTCGGTGTTGACACGATATTGTCGCCAGAAACAGCATAGTCACGCTTCACGGTTGCCAAACCTTTAACTTTATTAGGCCCGATTTTCCTTTTTGATCGCTCATCGAAAACGCGCAACTGGACTTGAGTTTTCTTGTCAAGGTAGGTATAGGCTCCAAATTGCTCGTAGAAGTCGGCGAAGTGATTATGCGGCACTGTGATGATTGATTTTCCAGATTTTAAGTCAGTCACTACCATTTGAAGCGCTTCCAGATACGAGCCACTTGTAAGTGAAGTTGTTTCTGCTGATGAATCGTGGTATGATTTTGTCACGGTAATTGGCAAAGGACCTCGTCGACGCGCTCGCTCGCTGATGATTTTAGTTGCCTCGCACACGATTGTGGTCTTCCTGTGGGACAAGCCATACACGTCCTGGGCGAGCACCCGATTTGCAGTGATTTTCTCGGGTTTGCAAGCTGCTGCCTCCATTTGGGTTTCTGTTTTCGTGCAATACTTCCAGACACGCCAGATAGTCCACGAGCCAAACAAAATTACAATTGTTGGGAGAACGAACCGGACGAACCAATAAATCCAATACTGTTCGCGCGGTCCAACGAAGATGTGCTGTTCCAGAGGCGGTGGAGGCGTGAGAGCTCGTACTCGTGGGTGTGGCAAATGAGCGACAGTTTGAACTTGCTCTTCAACCCTTTGTCTGATGTGCTGTTGTTCAGGTCCATGCGCCAAAATTAAGAAATCGTCGACTGGTGTTTCATCGCCAAAATTCTTTGGAAGGTGGGGTTTGGCTACTTCAGCAGAGAGCTCTGCTATTTTGATTGTGCAAATTTTAAACTCGGGAGGGAATGACATATTTTCGACGCACATATCCGAGCATTTGAACATGTTTGGCGGTGTGTGGTGTACAAGCGTTTTGTCATGCTCACAACATTCCCAGATGTGCATTGTATACTCCTTTAGTGGTATTTTCCGAGCAATTAACCCAGAAACTAGGACAACTGATTCTTCATCCGTGCCATAAAAGCCATTTGAGTGGTTAGCATTCGGTGGCAAAGAGATGTCGCCGTAGTCCGGGAGTTCAAGAGGGGAGTCGACAGAGAAGTAATTTAACTGTGCCAAAGTGCGATAGTTGCTTCCATTGCGCGTGAGAGCTCCCTGCTCTTCGACATTAGCTTGAACTGGAATTGGATTCATCATAGCCAATTGCTCCCTGTAGAGACGCATCGATTGATTGTGCATTGAGTACATCTTCTCACAAACCTGTGTCATTGTTCGGTTAGTGAAAACTGCTGGTACCAGGTCGATGTGAGTGATCGCTCGCGCGTTGCCTTGGGCAGGTGTTAACCAGGACGTTCCAAATCTGGTGCCCATACGATTGACAATTCCATTGTTACCACGCACTGCTTCGTGCACATGCACAATTATGTGACGGCGGCGGTTGAAAGCTGCTGCTTGAACGTGGTTGGGCTGCGTTGGATCCAATCCATAGTAGTTGCTCGTTACAATTACATACTTTGACGAAAATTTTCTCCCTTTGTCAGGCAAATCCGCTTGTGGCGTACGGAAAGCTGTGGAACCAACAATATGTAGGAATTGGTTCTGCTGTGCAGCATCATTTGTAGCCAACATGTCATCAAGCAAGACGATTGGTTGTTGGTAATAGCCATCAAAGTGATTAGTGGAAGAAGTCAAACTCCAAACTGCCAATTTTTCTCCGTGGTAAGCTTCAAGCTGAGTGATGAGCTGTTGAACGAGCATTGATTTTCCAACTCCTGCAGGTCCCTGGATCCAAACACACACTGGCTCGCAAACTAAGCTGCTAGACGTTGAATACTTCGACACAGCAACGCGAATATTGGCCAGTATGGAGTAGAAGGTGTTGAACATGGCTGTGTTGCGCAATTCGGCTTTAGAACAATCATAGGCAGCAGCGGCGTACTGGTCAAGTCGCGTCATAATGGCATCAAATCCGCCATAATCTGCCAAAGCTTGCTCAACATCATCTTTCACTTTTTCTTCTAGCGCGGATGTTTCAGTGATTAAGTTTCCTAATTTTATGTACGCTGCGTATTGGCGCGCATCTGCTGGTACTAGGGAACCCATTCCCAAGAAAGTCGAAACCGTATTACCAAAGAGTGAGGCACATTCTGTCACTGTCGTTTTGACCACAGAGAAATTCTTTAGGAAACTGGCGTTCACCTCAACCCACTTTGTAAAAACTGTTGGGTTCAATTTTGAGGCGAAAAGTGACATGAAGGCTGCACCAGCAAGAGTTATTCCGAACGCAATTTGAGCCGAGAAACGTTCAAGATGCAAGTCCATGCCCCACATTGTTCTTAGGGTGTTGGAAATTTCTGCTAACATGGGCGATTCGACAGCTGCAAAACTTGCCGTTGAGAACGTTGGGGGAGCAGGGTGCATCTCAGGCTGTCCTGGTATTGGCTGGTTCGCTCGTGTGGCCCAGAGTCTTCCGAACTGCAGCATCAGGTCACGAAACTGTTGTGCCATAGCGTCAACTTTGCAGAACAATAAGCCATTCAAATCAGCTAGAACAACTGATATTTCCGTGTTCGTTAAGCGGCCGGCCATCCAGGCTCTCAGTAAGACACAATGAGAAATAATTTTAGATTTCCTCATAAAGCGCAGCGCAATTTCAATAGGCGACCCTTCGATTAAACGTCTCCATGCACGAACAGGTGTTGAGTTACGTAACACCAAATAGGAGAACGTGAGATGCGTTATTATTGGTCCAACAAAATTTAGAAATTCCGGCATCACTGCATCAACTGTCCATTTTAAACCATAAAACAACCCAAGGGGTCGTAATATAAAGACGGTAACCAGATACAATAGCCGAGCTGCATACACAAGCAGAGGGACCAAGACAATAAATTGCAGCAGGGATAGTGCGTAGGACAAAAGTGCGGCACACAACATTTGCACCCACGAAAATCCGTGATCGAAATCGACTACTAGGCTCTTTGCTTGGCTCAGTAGTGAAAACAAACATGCCATAACAACCACTAAAAATGCTTGGCCAAAAATTTCTTGGCGTCGTGGTTGACCTCCTCGGATGACAAAACCGAGTAAGCTTTTGAGGATTTGCAATGTTGGATTAACAATCCAAGCATGTAGACCGAACATAGTTGTGAGGTGTAAGCGAGACAATGATATCAAGTTGAAGTATTAGTCAGACTAATCAAGCTTCA